ACGCCGGCAGCAACTTCACGATAGATGCGAACGGAATATCGGCAGCGGCTGGCACATCATCCCCTAGTGGCGGCACCGACCCGAAGGTTATAAACGCAGGCAATATGCTGATGTACGGATTCACCAGTACGGCTGGTGGATCACACAGCGAAAACTACCTGTACGGAGACGGCGGAACCACATCAAACACCAACATATTCACCGAGGGTGCGCTAATAATAGACACCAACGGCACCGGAACGGGGGGCACCGGGGAGTCTCTCAAGATCAACTTCACCGACGACTTCCTGTTGCAGGCGACCGAGGGACTTAAGGAGATAAAAATACAGTCAGACTATATACGACTTAATGGCTCGGCTGGCGGCGCTGCCATCCTAACCACAAATGGCAACACCATCTGGCACGCTGGCAATGATGGCGCAGGCTCTGGACTTGATGCTGATCTCTTAGATGGAAACCATGCCAGCGCGTTCCTTACGTCTGCATCAAGTATTAGCGACTCTCAGTTGTCAAACAACATACCAATACTTGCTGTAACACCAGACAACGCAACGGTTACGCCAGACAGCAGATTGAAATTTGACGTAGGTGGATCTACGTATTACATAGCCGCAGAGGAAGCACCCTAAACTAAATTTTCACATTTTATTGCGCCGTGTTTAGTCGGTGCATTACCTTAAAAGATCATGGCACAGAAGCGAGTAACAGTTATCGGCCCCCTTGTCCAGCGTACCAACCAAGGCATCACGCTGACGAAGAATGATGCCTATACACAGGCATCCACAGATGGCAATGCCATCACGGCCTACCTCTATGATGAGGACTCGTTTGAGTCTATGACGGGTGGTGTGAATGTTACTGTTGGCTCACCGACTGGTGCAGGGCAGGACACAGACATTTCCTTTGAGATTGACACGGCAACAGGGATCACGCTGAATAAGCGAACAGAGCGATGGGCATTGCACGTAGTGGATGATACGGGTGAGCAACTCATCCCCAACAAGGCTACTGGCGACATCGTATTTCTGCTTCTGCAAAAAGCCCCGGCGTAATGGCATTTATTGATAGCCAATATGCCGCAGACTTGGATGTGTCCCAGTACGCATCTGACCTGCAACTATCCCGCTATGCTGCGAACGTTTCCCTACGGCAATACGCAGCAGACATTGAAATCATTGGTGCATCCGTCTCCTATTACTGGATGACGTTTGAGGATGGAGACATCATGCTCTATGAGGATGGCACCATAATGGAATTTGAGGTCAATTAATGGGTCGCAAGTGGACCGACAGTAGCATTGCCACAGGGACCAGTGTTGCCGCTGGTGATCTGATCCTTACCGTATCCGATCCGTCTGGTACGCCCGTATCTAAGAAGATTACGGTCCAGAACCTCATGGACTCTGAGAGCGTCCGTGAAGCCATCAGGGATCATCTGGGCGACGCTGTAATTTCTGGCGGGGCTAACGTCACGGTCACACACGACGACGCTTCTGACACCATTACGGTGTCTGTCACGAGCCTTGATGGTGCTGTCATTGGATCGGCTACTGCGGCTGCGGCAACCTTTACGGACCTGACGTTTACTGGCACCCTTACGGGCGATGTAGCTGCATCCAACATTACGAGCGGCACCTTTGCAGATGCACGTATAGCAGAAAGTAATGTTACTCAGCATCAAGGTGCGCTGTCTATTACGGAGTCACAAATATCTGACTTCGGCACTTATGCAGATGCGTCGCACACACACGATGCTGCCGATATTGTCACTGGCACACTGGCTGATGCACGAGTCGCGCAGTCCAATGTTACTCAGCACGAGGCGGCACTGTCTATTACTGAGTCGCAGATTAGCGACTTCGGCACCTATGCAGATGCCACACACACTCATGATGCAGGCGATATTGTAAGTGGAACTCTTGCTGATGCTCGGGTTGCCCAGTCCAATGTTACTCAGCACCAGGCTGCACTTAGCATTACAGAGTCTCAGATCAGTGACTTCGGCACTTATGCAACGGCAGCCGCACTTACGGCACACACAGGAGATACTGACAACCCGCACAGCGTAACCGCTACGCAGGTGGGTCTTGGCAACGTAGAGAACACAGCTCTTAGCACATGGGCAGGAAGCACGAACCTAACGACGTTAGGGACTATAACGACTGGTACTTGGAACGGGGATACCATTGCCTCTGCCTACATAGGAAGTCACACCCATGCAGCTTCAGATGTGACATCTGGGACGTTTGCGGATGCGAGGATTGCAGAGACAAACGTAACGCAACACCAAGCGGCCCTCTCAATCACAGAGAGTCAGATCAGTGACTTTGGATCGTATCAGCCTCTTGATAGCGGCCTGACCTCTATCTCTGGCTTGGTTACGTCTGCCGACAAGATGCTGTACACCACAGCGTCTGACACGTATGCACTTACAAGCCTTACGTCTTTTGCTCGGTCAATCCTTGACGATGTTGATGCCTCTGCTGTTCGCACTACCATTGGGGTTGACGCAGCGGGCACAGACAATAGTACCGACGTTACCCTTACTGCTGTAAGCGAAAACTATCTTAGCATCTCTGGCCAAGAGATTACCGCCAGCACTGTCCCGGTCAGCCTTGGTGGTACTGGTGCCACCACTGCGGCGGGGGCAAGAACCTCATTAGGGGTAGATCCAGCCGGTACAGACAACTCTACGGATGTCACACTTGCTGGCTCCTACGACTACCTGACGCTATCGGGTCAGCAGATTACGCTTGGCCAGATTGACCTCGGCACAGACGTAACGGGTACGCTCCCGTCTGCTAATATCGGATCGCATAGTCATGTTGCATCTGACATAACGGACTTTCAAGAGGCGGTAGAAGATGATGTTGCCAACCTGCTAACGGCTGGAAGCGGCATATCGCTCTCCTACAATGATGTCTCTGGTGTTCTGACTATTACGAATACTGGAGCTGCAATCAACTCGCTTGACGACATCAATGATGTCAATATCACAAGTGAAACAACTGGCGATCTTCTTCGCTGGAGTGGCACAGAGTGGGTAAACTACGCAGACAGCAACTATGCCGCTGCCTCGCATACTCATGCTGCCTCTGATGTAACATCTGGCACATTTGCTGATGCCCGCATTGCTGAGAGCAATGTTACGCAGCACCAAGCGGCCCTGAGCATTGCGTCATCACAGATTAGCGATAAGGCCTCCGCCAATGGCGTAGCAAGTCTGGATGGATCTGGCAAGGTGCCGTCATCTCAGCTCCCTGCCATTGCACTCTCTGAGGTTTTTGTTGTTAGCAGTGAGTCTGCACAGCTTGCCCTTACCGCACAGGAGGGTGACGTTGTAGTTCGCACGGATGAAAGCAAGAGCTACATCCACAACGGCGGCACCGCCGGGACGATGGCTGACTACACCGAGCTTCAGACCCCTGCTGATGCGGTAACGTCCGTCAACGGATACACGGGTACTGTGTCGCTAACGACAAGCGATGTTAGTGAGGGAACGAACCTCTACTACACGAGCGGCAGGTTTGACACTGCATTTAGTGGCAAGGACACTGATGACCTTACTGAGGGCGCGACCAATCAGTACTTTACCAATGACCGCGCACGTTCTGCGATCAGCCTGACGACAACCAACTCGTCTGAGCTTTCCTACGATAGCGGCACTGGTGTTTTCTCCTATGTGTCACCGACAACGGTAGCAGATGCCAATTCTGTTACGCTTGAGGTACGCAACACTACTGGCTCCACGATTCCCAAGGGAGCAGCGGTTTATATCAGCGGTCACAATGGCAACAAGATCCTGATTGACCTTGCTGATGCTGATGCAAGCGGTAAGTATCCAGCCATTGGTCTTGCTGCTGGTGCCATTGCAGATAACAGCGATGGAGAGGTAACGGTTTATGGAGAGCTTGCTGGCGTAAACACCAGCTCATACAGCATTGGCGATGTGCTTTATCTGTCGTCAACGCCGGGAGTGCTTACAAACACACGCCCAACATCAAGTGCAGATGCCGTACAGAACATCGGTCGCGTAGCCCGATCTGACAGCAACGGCATTATCATTGTATCT